GAGATAAGTCCTCGGGTAAATGTTCGTTATCGTAGGTGAGAGTTACGAAGCAGTTATCTTCGTGCATTTGGGCTTCGTGCATACATCGCACAGCCCATTGACGTGATTTTTCTAGGCGGCAGCCAACGCATTGCCCACAGGCAATTTGCATTTGGCGATTATGTTCGTCTGATTCTTTGAAAGATACAGTCCGATAAGCCTTAGTTTTGACAGTGTCGTCAGAGTTAATCTTATGTTCACTGATATAGGCAGTTCTTGGGTGATAGCAGGGCATTGTCCAGTTGTCCTTTTTTTAATTTTGCCGCCCTCATGATCTAAAGAACATGAAGGCGGGATAGGGTTAAAGTCTGAAGCCGCCTCTCATAGGCTGCTTCATGACGTTAGGAGACTTCGTCTTTCCGACCTGTCGGCGGAAGCTACGTGCTGATTTTGATTTATTTACTCGAGCTCTACGCATTTTTTTAACACCTTTCTGTTAGTGATACTAGTTAGTTTTGGTGGTTTTTCCACCACCTGTACCAATTACATCAAGTAGAGTAATTGGTACACCCCTTATTCAGGGGTATCGGTGGTGGTTGTTGAAACGACAGTTTGAGCTTTAGGATTGATTAATCCGAGCTCGAGTGCTTCGTCGTAATTCGCTTCGTTTTGGAGAAATTGAACCAATTCCCAAGGGTCATTTTCGAAGCGTTTGCGAATATTCGATGGCAAGGCATCAAATTCGCGTTCTGAGGCGATTATTTGATTTAAGGCTGTGTGATAGTCCACAGACTCGAAATCGCCGTATAGAGCGTTTAAAGAGGTTACAGGCATAGTGCCTGTTTTGCCGAATCTGCGAAGAATTTCATTGATGTCGCATTCGTCTTTGTGGTGCTGCTGAGCCCGGGTCGCCTCTGGACAGGCTAAACCGGACTCATTTGAAGCAGCATTCGGGTTGTAGTTATATTGGGTGCGGATAAAAACTTCGTTTTTCTTTGTAGCCATGATTAATCCCATGTTGAACGGTTAAGGTAATCTGTGCGGTTGCCACGTGGGTCGATAGTGTAGCCGGAAGTGGTTCTACCACGTCCGCCTCTAGCGATTCCCACTGCTCCGCCGATTGCGTCTACTATTTTACCGGCTGAGTTTACACCGGTTTGTAATGAGTAGCTATTAGGGAAGTCTGTGTAGTGCTTCCCGATTGATTTAGCTTCGGGGAGTACTGCTTCCCTATAAGCTGCGTTTGCCGATGATAAGCGGCTGCCGGAGTAGAGATTAGACATAATGGCATCGATTTGTGAGCCATATTTCTCGTAGCCGGGCATTTTGCTCATTTCACGCATAGCTTGAGCGTCTTGATGACGTGCTGATGAGCGATTAAGCTGAGCAGCAGTGTCAGATTGCTGAGCTTGCATAGCAATGAGGTTGTTTTGCTCAAGAAGGTTTTTAACTTGAGCGGTTTGAGTAATTGCACCCAAAGCGGAATTAGTTGCGTCTCCGATTGGGTTTGTCATTTGAGCGGTTGCTCCGGTTGGAGTAGATGCTCCACCTTGCGTATAGGCGAGCATCGGATTCAAGCCTGCGGCTTTTAGATCACTCACGCTTCGCTGATACGCAGTGTTAGACATGCGTTCTTGGAAAGCCATTTGTGCGTTAGCCATGGCTTGATTAGCTTTGTTTTGCGATTTACCGCCAATGAGAGAGCCAAGGGCGGATATTGCGGGTGCTGCTAATAGCGATAGCCCGCCAGTTGCGGGGGCTAAAGCTGAAGCAGTTGCACCGACTGCCGGCATGATACCGGCATCGAATGAAGAAGAATCAATTCCGAATGACATGATTAGAAGTGGTCGATTAAGCCTGGTACTGAGTACATAGGCATAGGGCGAGCCATCTTCACGTTAAAGAAGCTATCGAAGATGAATTGCTGTCCGTTTGCCTCTGCTCCGACTGCTAGAGCTCTTTCTAGCGGAGGATTATCAGAGATAAACGTGTTATTGAGGGTTGGTAAGCTCGTGAAGTTTTGAGCTAAGTGCCAACCGTCTAGTGTTCCGGCTGAAGTAGAACGGAATAAGCCGGTGATTTGTGATGGTTTGTGGCGATATTCTGCCCAACGCTCTTGGTAGCCGAATACACCATTGTCCTGTGTTTCATCGCCTGTAACGTAGATTTCTTTATTGAGAATTGCTTGCTCGCCTAAGTGAGCGAAAGCAGGGAAATAGAAATCATATCGTGTTGAGCGGCTGAACATTTTGTGTAAGCCTTGTTGATATGAGAGGTCTGCTCGAATAGCTACGAGACCGATGATTAAGCCATGCTCAGTGAAAGACTGAGAGAAGCCATTACGGTCAAGTGAAGTACCGATAGCAGCCAACGTACCCAACGGGGTTGATGTGCCAGTAACCGTTGATGATGAGTTTTGAGCGACTGGATTGATGTTGATAAGGGCAGAGCTACCTCCAAGATACTCAGGACGCTGCAGACGAGCGTCCGGAGATATAACTCCGAAGTGAGAACGAATAATTTCAGTATATCGAGTGCCGCCACGTGCGTCCCTTTCGAGTAGTTTTTGGATTTGGAATGCTTGACGCAATTGATTAATGGTTGCGGCAGTAGCATCGGATAGATCTGCGAAACCTTCGAATTTCATACCAGTTTCTGCACCCCATGATAATTGCTGCTCTGAGCTTGCACCGGCAAATGTAGCAGCATTGGCTAAGTTTCCGCCAAGTGTTTTCATGAGGAAAGTGCCATCAGTTGTTCCAACTGCTCCGGCAGTAGGTTGTAATCCGTTAGATAAAACACTACCGGTTACACTTGCAGAGCTTCCCAATGGCAGCGAAACGCTCTCGCCTTTCTGAGGCCATGGAAGTGCTGATGTGAAGTAGTCGTGTCTTTTGCCACGCTTTAAAAGTGTGTAATCTGTTGGTAAATCAGGACCATCGTCTGTATTTACTGGTACTGGGTCTTGAAGGTTTTGGTCTCTAAACCATTCATTCCAGATAAGGTTGATACCTCTGTTCCATAAGGCAGAGTGTTCAATAGTTGCTTCCGCACCGAGTTGTCCAACAGTAGGCAAGCCCATATAGTCTTGCAGCGAGTTTACTGCGTAGCCACCTGCCGGTGTTGTTACGGTAGGGATTAAGTAGTCGATTGAATCTCCGGGTTTCTTCTGTTCGCCCATGAATTTTTGCCAGTTGTCCCACACTAGGCGATTAGGTACGAAGAAGTAGAAGGTATCCATATGGAGGTTATCCATGATTGGATATAGAGGAGTTGCCATGCGGGCAAACATTGTCGCACTTACATTGAATGTGTCTCCGGGCAATACTTCGTCCAAATAGATTGGGACGAGATAGCCTGCGTCGAATGTAGTCTTGTGAGTTTTTTGAGCAGTGAACTTCGAGCGAGGAATATCTGCTCGAGGAATCATTGAGAATTTATGAGTATCTACTGAACGATTGCGAAACATTGTTTCTCCTAAGTGATTCCGCCCACATGATCTAAAGAACATGTAGGCGGTTATGGTTTAAGTAGTTTTTGCTTGTTTACCTAGAATGAGAACTTTAGGTAGGTCAAGAGTTGTAATTCTTGATGTTTGGTCATCGTATTCGCCAAGCTCATACAAATCGAAGTCATCGGGGTGATTGAATAGCTGATTGTCAGCATGTTGGCGGTTTACTTCGTCTGTAAAAGAGCGGATAGCTACTCCGATTGATGGTACGAACATTGGTCGTCCGTAAGTTTCTGCTGCTCTGTCGTATACGGTGCAGATGATTTGTTTCATTAGTCCAGTTCCTATAAGTTACGTTTAAGTTTTCGAATTTTTGCCTTTGCGACTGTTTCCTTTGTTTTCATTCGCTCGGGTTCATATTCGGTTCTGTCCTTCTCGAGTGCTTTGAGATGACGTTCATATTGTAGATCGTCAAACTCGAAGGGTGCAAGCTTTTTATAGATATTGTCATAGTATTTGGGGGGTTTTGCCTTTTTACCCCTTACTTCTACGAAGTCGTTAGGGTAAACGTCAGGTAGATATTGTTTGAGCCAATTAGCTCCGATTCCGGGCTTTAAGCTCATTTTGTTGAATTCGGGTTTACGTTCTATGAGTTCTCCTGTTGCGAGGTCGCAGTACGTGTAGTGGTCTTTGGCAGTCATTCCGAATTCATTCGGTTTAGTGCCAGTTTGCTTTTTCATAATGTAGCGAGCCACGTATGCAGCCGATTCAAAGGTAACGTCTCCGATTGATGAATAACCATGCGGCCATAGACTGTTAAGGATTTCGGACACATAAATGTTAGAACCTGCAGGGGTTCGTTTATGGAATTTTCTATCCGAAAAATTAATTCCGAAAATAGCGGCATGGTAATGTGGTCTGTCGAATTGTTCTCCGTACTCTCCAGCCATATAAAAGCGTATTCCGGTTTTGTTGTGGTTATATCTAAAGTAGTCTCTGAGGCTTCTGATAAATTCTTGGAAGTGTTCATATTTAAGAGATAAGTCCTCGGGTAAATGTTCGTTATCGTAGGTGAGGGTTACGAAGCAGTTATCTTCG